CGGTCGAAGCCATGAACGGTGGTCGTGATGAACTGAAAGCCCGGCGCAGCATAGTTCTCAAGCTCATGCAGGAACTTGGTGTTGACACCACCGATTGGGCGCAGATAAATGACTTCTGCCGTCATCCAAGGATTACCGGGAAAGAGTTTGGCAGACTGAGTATCGAGGAACTGATGGAACTCGCCACCAAACTCCGAAAAATAAAACGCAAGGGGTGGCAGCGCAAGCAGGAACAGCCACAAGCAGAATCCCCCAAGCAACATATAACTTACCTCATCAACCTTGCCGGGTATCCCGGCTCAACATTAAACTGATATGAAGCAGATAGCAGAGCAGATCAAGAACTACATTCAGCTTCACACCTCGGACATGGATAACGAGGATTATGTGAACCTCATGAGAGGGATTTCCGAATGGGCGACAAGTCAGGCAGACATCGCCGAATACCGTGAGGAAAATCTCAAAGAATTCAACGAAGAGCAATAAACCCTTTAACACCCATACAACAATGGCAAAAAGACAGAAAAAAACAATCATCACCGGCGTGAGCAAAGACTCCGCCGAGGAAGCGTTCGCCACCTACGCCAAGGCACAGGCTGAACACGCAAAGATCACAGCCGACATTGAGCTGAAGTGTGCGCAGATCCGTGAGAAGCACCAAGAGAAGCTCTCACAGTTGCAGACCACGATGGACGGTGCATTCGATACCCTCCAAGCATTTGCCACCGAGAACCAAGCCGAACTCTTCAACAAGAAGAAGAGCCTTGAGATGGTTCATGGAACAATCGGCTTCCGCACCGGCACACCGAAACTCAAAACCCTCAAGGGATTCACATGGGCGAGTGCTCTGACCCTTGTGAAGAAGTTTCTCCCCGGCTATATTCGCTCGACCGAGGAAATTGCCAAGGACAGACTCTTGGCGGAGCGCGACACCCAAGTCATGCAGTCCGGCGACCCCCTCGGTCCGGGAGTCACTTTGAGAGAGGTCATGATTGACTGCGGCATCATGGTCGCACAGGACGAGACCTTCTTTGTAGAACCTAAAAAAGAAGACGGTGCTGCATGAAACGCGAAATATCACGACCGCCCAAAGTGGCACTCTGCCGGGTCTGCAAAGGCACCGGCAGGGTTGCCGGGGATGAACCCGGCGAGAGCCATACCTGCCTACAGTGCGAAGGCAGCGGCAGAGTAACCGTAAGTTGCGAGATGACATTGGACATCAGACCATATAAACCGAACCACTCAAAAAGACGCTGATGAATGGGTAAGAAACCCGGAATGAGTTATCTGAAACGAGTCGCAGACATAAACAGGATATATGACCTCCACGCCAAACAAGGGATTCCCAACCGGGAAATATGGCGCAGGTACATATATCCTGTGCATGGTATCTGTGAGCGTACTTTCTACAACCTTTTGAAAGCCCCGACCAAGCCGGGTTTCGCCGATTCTTGCAGTAATTTACCCACTCTATTTGATGACATCGATGACTGACAATTTTACCCGGACGATAAAGAAGATCCTACGAGACATACAGGTTGAGCTCACGGATGAGTTTGACCGCAACTTCGAGCGTGAGGCATTCTTTTCAGAGGCTTGGGAACGGCGCAAGAGTCCGATAAGGGCAGACGGCCATCTGCTCGTTGACAGCGGCACTCTAAGACGCAGTATCCGGAGCGAGATCAAAGAGAGCAGCATAGTATTCAAGAGTGACCTTCCTTACGCAGCTATCCACAACGAAGGCGGAGAGATAAAGGTCACTCAGCGCATGAAGAAGTTCTTTTGGTACAAATACTACTCCACTACCGGAACATTCGGAAGGCGCAAGGATGGAAGCCTCCGCAGAGACAAACGGAACAACAGGCTTACAACAGAGGCTGAGTTTTGGAAATGTATGGCTCTGATGAAAGTTGGAGCATCTATAAAAATACCACGCCGTCAGTTCCTCGGCAAATCGCCCGAAGTTGAACAGGCAGTCAGAGAGATCATCGAAGAGAACATAACGGAATATTTCAACACAGACTTTACAATCAGATAAAATGAGAAAAGAGATTTTTCTAAAAATAAAGGAGCGACTCTCCCGTCTATGCGTCAACGCAGTCGGAGAATACTACATGGCTCCCGATGACATGGACAGCGATCTTGTAGAACCGGTGGTTAAGCATGTTGACTTGTGGAACCGCAATGTCGAATTCATTGAGGACGAAGATGCGTGGCCTCGCCCGGCGGTATTCATAGAATTCGAGGCTGTGAAATGGACGACTGTTGTTCCGGGGGTACAATACAGCGCGGAGCCTCGTATCCTTCTCCATATAGTGACCGACTGGGCAACTGCCGCAGTTGATGAGACAAACGGCGCGATTTCCATGCTTGATCTTCCTGAACACATACATGATGCCTTGGCAGGACTGAATGGAACCTCCTTCATGGATTTCACGCTCGCTGAATCCCATACCAATCACAACCATGAGGACATTGTCGAGAATATCGAGATATACGGGTGCAATGCATTTAAAAGTGTTGGCATGTGAGCCACACAGGCGCGTTGTGTCGCGTTGAAAAGCAGAGAGCCGTCACTTTATCGGGTGGCGGCTCTCTTTCGATATATGGGCAAGAAAAACGGCATCATGCAGCGTTGTCGGGAGGAAGGTCGGGTATCGTGAACAGCATGATGTCCGTGTACCGGGCACTGTAGTTCATCGTCGCGTTAAACTCCCTCCTCTGACACCGGGCGAATGGGTCGCCAAGCGATGGATGGCGTCCCATCCACTCGCACAGTTCAACGATGCAGGATTTCTCGGAGGTGAAATATATGAAGTTATGACCGGGCAGCACTGACAGCACGTCAAGGTAATCGGCAAGTCGCCAATACATACGGTAAGTGCCGACATCGGTGGAGAGATAGGGAGGATCAACAAGGAACACTACCCCCGGTGTATCCTTGAACCGATCGAACAGTTCCCGGTAATCGCAGGACTCTACCTCAAGCCCGGCGAGATAATCAGGGCAAGGGGAATAGTCAGCCTTGCGGACATTGTTGTAGAGTGTCTCGCCTCGCATCTCGCCGATGCTCAGTTTGTATTTCATAGAGAACATCAGCGAGGAGGAGAGCGTGATGAAGTCGATGTAACCCGACTCCCGTTCCTCCTGCTCAAGCAGATTGAAGATGCGCTCCCTTGCCTCGCCGGTGATGGGTTTGTGCCGGGGGAATTGCGATGCGATGGGGCGTATGAGAGATAGCAGACGGTTGGTGCGGTCAATGTTGCCTATGCGGTGACGGTAATTGTCGAAATCATTATATATGACCCTTGATTCCGGGTGGAAGTGCTTTGTTATGTGTGACAGCAATCCCGAACCACCGAAAAGGTCAACGAATACCGTGCCGGAGGGATATTGCTTGATGACCTCGATGAAGTGCTTGGCAAACATTCTTTTCTGCCCTACGAAAGGTAGAGGTGCGGAGAGATAGAGGGTATTGGGATATGTTGGGTTTGTAGTTACCATAGGGTGATTGATTAATTCGATGCAAAGATAGTGAGGCGGCGACATGGCGACACTATCCCGATACCGAATTACACTGCACCCGGATTGCAGTCACTTTGGAACCGCTTGATCAGCGAGTAAACCTTCCGCTCTGAAATCTGATAATCGGTGGCAAGGCAAGCCACGGCATAGGATACCTTGTCTCCATTGGCGACCATATTGTTGAAGTCAACAAAAAGGTCAATATAGTCTGCATCTTCAAGCCGGATGCCGGATTTGCGAATGCGTATAAGCAGCTCCCGGTTGAATTTCAGCACATCGAATATTGTCATGTCCCAAAAAATTGTTAATTTTGCAGTGTCTCACTTATAAAAACCTCGTCCTCGGACGAAAAAACATCCGTAAAGGAGCCGAAAGGGCATTGTGCCCCCGGCTGGCTCCTTTACGGATGTTTATGTTTTTAGAAAGTGAGACGTCTATTAACAGGCCGGGGGCATTTTTTATGCCCTCCCCCGAAGGGCTGCGGTGTCAGTTTGCTTTGTAAGGTTCCAAGTCAATCATATCCTTCGCGTTCCATCCTTCAAGTTGTGCCTGTCGGATGTGGTCGGAGAATGCCCGGTAGAAAGCCCCTAACTCGGTGGCGTTGTTGAAGACCCGGTAAACCGGAGCCTCATCGGTGCCGAACTTGAATGTCACGGGGAGAGTGCCGTCACAAAGAGTTGTCTGAAGATAGGTGCGCTGATAGTTCGCTTGGTTCTCTTGCGAAAGCCAAACGGGATTACCCTCATAAGTGAAGCCGGAAAGTATCGTTTCCTTGGTTCGTTCATCAATCCAACCGCAGATAAGAGATTTGATCTCATCAACTGATGGACGATATTTGAATTCCTCCTCCATGTAGGAGGTCGTGCCGGATTCATCAGTGGAGACATCCCAACGGACGCGCCACTTGCCTCGGACGGGATTGGTACACTCTATGAGAGCGACACCGGGATTGCCTTGGACTCGTTTCATGTTTTAAGTGAAGACGTATTTTGTTTTACCTTTGCCGAACATCTCCGCCTTGATGGTGGTTTCAAAGGGGAATCCGTCCTGCATTTCACTAACTTGTTGGAGGATGTTTTTCATCTCCTCCGAATTGGTAAAGAACTTCTTCTGCTCACCGTTCTGCTCGATGGCGACCACACAGCGGTCTTCGCCCTGCGAGGTCTTGACACCCATCTCGAAGTCGCGGACTACGATGGGCAGGTTTACCAATTCCCGGATGCTTACCACCGCTCCGGGGAAACGCTTCTTGCCGTCATCAGGCTTGTAAGCTACGTTTAGGTCTTTGAATGATCTCATTTCTGTGCCTGTTAATTTGTTGAAAAGGTTATTACATTGTGCGTGTTTTGCCATACCGTAGAACGATGCTGTCAGCACACGCCGTCTTTTTCGGCTTTTAACCTCGCCCATTTTCCGGGCGAACTTCTTCTTGATGCGCTTGCGGAGAAGCGCGTGGTCGGGATAGATGACGTATCCCAAAAAGTCAATACCCTCAGTCACCGGAAACACTCGCTCGTTCTCTTTTATCTTGAGACCGATTGCCCCGACACACTCATGAACGATGTCGCGGATTTTCCACAGTTCCTCTTTGGTGGCGGCAAGAACCGCTCCGTCATCGCAGTATCGATAGAAGAACCGGATGCCGAGCCTGTCCTTGAGTATGTGGTCAAGGTGTACCGAGAGAAGCAGATTGCACAGTCCCTGTGAGCTGCGCAGACCGATGCTCACGCCTTCAGGCATCATCCGGATAAAGCGTTCAAGAATGGTTATCAACTTCGCGTCCTTGAATATTCGCCGGACACACTCGATGATGGATTCTTGGTTGACGCTCTCGTAGAACTTGGAGATGTCGAACTTGTAGCAGTACCGGGTATCTTCCGGATGTTCCCGGAGGTCTCGCTCGATATAAGCCTTGAGGTCGTGCATCCCTCTGCCCTTGATGCTTGCCGAGGTAGTGCGGATAAAGCGGCGTTTCAGATGTTCGTCCACTACCGACATCACAGCATGACAGGCGATGCGGTCTTTCATTGTCAACACTTGTATGCGCCGCTCCTTTCCACCCTCGATGATGAACCGCTCCCGATAGCCTCCGGCAATGAAGTAACTGCCATCGGCAATCTTGGCTGAGAGCTCCGCGATAACCTCCTCCCTATGCTCAAGCAGGTAACGTCCCTGCCGACTCCGCTTCCGGCTTGTGCCTCGCAGAACCTGCTCGAATGACTGTGCCATATTCGGATAAGCCACAATCTCCTCGATGATATGTCCGTCCCTGTGCATACTGATTGGGTTATAGATTGTAATTCGGCTCCTTGAGCCTTCCTTCTTTGAGTCCGGGTTCTTCGAGCTTACGCCTACCAAACCCTACTCGTTCACTTGATGTTCCGGCTTTCCGGCTGATGCCGCTGTTGCCGAGGCTTGCCCCTCTCGGCA